AAAAGTCCTTCTAAGCCTTTGCGAAGTTGCATCTGTTGAATTTTTTGTTGAGCTAGTTGACTGATTCCTGCTCCAAAGCCAGCACCTAATAATTCACCTAAACCTTGTTCTTGTCCAAAATATACAGCCATCTTACATACCTCCCATTCCAGATTGCCCCATTAGCATTTGAATTAAGGCTGGTAAAGCTTGACCTGCTGCAGCGCCCAAAAATCCTTGTTGGGGAGCTTGTCTATAAACATCAAACTGTGGCTGAAGACCCATACCTAAAAGTTGCTGTAATTGACCTCCACGTTGAAGACCGTATTGAGCTTGTTGTGCAGCTAAACTTTCTTCTAGACCGGCACCTGCTTCGCCTAAAGCCTGCTGAAATCCACTTCCTCTTTGCGCTCCCTGTCCCATTGCAGTAAATCTTTCTGCAAGAGAAGGAACCGTCTTACCAATAAATTGAGATCTAGCTTGCTCAGCTATTGGTTCAAATCCTTTAGTTGGATCTTGCATGCCGGACAATGCTTGCTGTAAGATCTGAGAAAATGCTTGTTGTTGTTCTGGTCCAAATCTTTGTATCTGTTCAACTCGCGGTTTATGTCCAAAAAGAAAACTTCCTAATCCACCTAGTGCCATTACATACTCCTTAAAGTTTAAGACCTGTTTTAATTTTTGAAACTGAAAACTGACTCATTCCAAATATTCCAGTACTACGTATGTTGTATCAAAAGATGTCCTGTCTTTACCAGTAGTTATATTAATATTAGTATTATCAACATATAATTCAATTATATCTATTGCAGTGGCTGTTGCATATGGAATAGGCAAATAATCCTTATTAGTAGAATCAGAAGTTACTCCATATATTCTTGTAAACTTATATTCCCATGCCGCATCTAAGCCATGAGCAACTGCTTTATTAGCAGTATTAGGCAATGCACCAAAATCAACAACCTTTCTATAGACTGGCCTTTGTTCATTTTTATCATCATCAAAATAATTTTGTCCAGTAAGTGTTTCTTCATTGTTATATATACCAACATCCTTTGCGTTTACAGCAAGAAGAATAGAATTGACGTTCTCAACAAGGGAAACCATATATCGTTTAAATTCTGGCGATTTTATATCCATGTCACGCAAAAGGGCTGGGTCTACAATATTTGATATTGGTATTAAAGTTGAGCTGTCCATTAATTACCCTTCTTTTCTGTATAAAGAATCATTCCTTGCAGTTCGAATGGTGACAATGAATTATCTGGTTCCAACATTTGTTCGTCTGTCATTGATATAGTTATATTTACGAAATTACCTGATGCTTGAAAATATATTGTTCGCCACAATGTGTCTTTAAATGTTTCTATGGTTAATCCGTCATATGCATGTAATTCTAATACATTTGTTCCTAGGTTAGATCCGGATGTTATTCCTTGATCCACAAAATCCCATCCAAGAGTATCTACATCGTAAGTAACTGTCATGTTACAGTCTTGTGTGTTTTTTACACAGAAATCCATTCTGGCTAAAAATACATCTTCTCCCGTTTTAATATATGGATTCCAATCATTAGACTGTATTGTAATCTTACTTACCCTTTGTATAGAACCATCACCTTCATATGTTCCTGCGAATGCCTGATCTACTATCTCAAAAGAATCGGCATCTGCTCTTTCTATCTTAAATATACCGTCAGATTCGAATGTAACGTTATCATCTTCAAGTTTTATAAATTCTCCATCTGAAAGATTATGATCCGGTATTCTTAATACGGCCGATTTTGCATCACCAGCTATGGCAAAGTTAGCTATTGTCATAACAGGTGCATTTTGTGGATAATCATTATTTATAACGAAAAGAAAACCTTGGTGATTACCTGCAAGTATAAATCTTGAATTACCTTGTTGATAATAACTTCCCCATGAATCTGCTGTATCCCACGTTCCTGGATCAGCCCATGTTTGATCTGTAGACTGCTCAAAATAACCAAAAGTTGTAATTGTATCATCATAAAACGACCAAGAACGATCATTATAATTAAATACTAATAATTTATTAGGGAAAGTATGTGTATTTTGTGCTTCAAATTCTAATATAGTCCAATAAGCTAGTCCGTTATAATAATCTCTAACTCCGTGAACTCTTGAGGTTCCATCCGATGTCTTAAGAAAAGAAAATACTTCTTCTGGTATCTGATTATCTATTCTCATAACATCAGATCCATTACAAGCATAAATTCCAGAAGTGCCGACGGTCACAGCTTCATTTTCAAAATTAACAGTAGAATGAGAACATTCTGAGCCAACATTAGTATCCAAACTTCTCCAAATAAAAGGAAGTCCAGCATTTCCAGTGTATGCTAATTCCCAAGTACTTCGTTCACAATAAACAATAAGTCTATCCTTTATAACAGCGGCTGAAACTATTTCTTGTTCAAGAGGTAAATCTATATATCCACCACCATCACCCTTATCAGCACCAATAGCTTCTCTGCGTTGTAGCCATGCATTGTTGGACAGAGGAGATCCGTTATGAGAATATCTAACACGATTTACGTATGCTGCGTTAGTTGGACCTGTTAAATCTTTTTCTATCACATTAAGAAGTAACAATCTATTTTTCCAGGCTATTATTATCTTAGCAGTCTGAACTATATCTGACGCACTATTAAATTTTGTATAAGCAGAGAAATCAGCCCATGTAGTTCCGTTATAGAAGTACATAGTATCATCACCTGCTCCCGGAGCGCCAATAGTTGCGTTAAAGTTAGTAGTAAATAAAGCTATATCACCAGCAGCAGCACCAACATAGTTTGCAAACCAGAAAAATTGCTTATTATCTCCATGGAAAGGTCCGGTAAAAGTAGTATCCTTAGACCAATAGGTACCATCAAACTTATATATAAACTGAGTATCCATTACATAAGTTGTATGTTCGTTAACAGGTCCAAGTTCATAATGAGTTATTCCCATTATAGGTTGTGCTGGATACCAATATATCTGCGTAGTAGCAGCTGCACCTGCAAAGACATAAGCTCCACTAGTAGTATCAAATGTTGCGGTTGTGGCTGCTCCAGTTGTCAACATATCTGCTGGAGTACCAGTTTCTTTAACTGTAAATATTTCATCACCAATAGAGAAAACCTGGCCGACTTCAAAAATAGCCCCAGGAACAGTTCCTGTAGCAGCACCAGCTCCATCAGTTATACCAACACCGGCCCCACCCGTGAGTGCATATCTAGTCCTTGAAGTTAATTTTGTTCCGCCTACAAGTTTTTCACCAAATCTTTTCTTTATTTTGCCACGCAAGATATTTACATTATCAAATCGCTTAAAACTATCCTGTGGAGTCAACCAGGTTGTTAGATCTTTTCTAAGTCCATTTTGATACGGGGCAATCAAAAAGCGATCATATGCCATTCTATACCCCTATTTACCTATAGCTATATAGTCAAAATAAACAGTATCATCAGTCCCGCCTCTTTGTAATGTTAGTGTTCCAGCAGCAACAGTTTTTGCAGTCAATGTTATATTTTTAGCGGTTGTTATATTTGCATTACCGGATCTTACTCCGAAAGAAAATCCATAAAGAGTTGTTATTGATTTAGCTAAAGCCTGATTACCATTTGTACTTCCAGAAGCTATTGTTACTGTACCCCAATTTATAACAAGTCCCGAAGGTAGAACTTCATAACCGGGATTAGCATGCCCGGTTGTATCAGGTGTTACATTAAATTCAGTACCATCAGATTCTAATCTTAAATATAAATTTGCTGCTCCAGCATTATCTTTAACATAAAAAGCCATTTCATCTGCAGCTGTTGAAGTCGCAGCTCCTTGCTGAGTAAACAATACTTGTTTATGTTTACCTTCATTTGCTCCATTAAAAGCTTCATGATCCTGCTCTACCACTGTTTTAATAGATTGAAAGTTTGCTGTAATCTTAGGTTGACTAGTGGAGAAGCTTTCATTTATATTAGCCGGAGTATCTTCATTATAAGGCATTATTTATCTCCTTTAAAATCATCATAATTAATATAACCACTAGTAAATATAGTAGCAGTTCTCTTACCAGAATTTTGTACTATTTTTCTACGACCTATTAATATTTGTTGTTTTTCAAATTCAGGTTTCAACAAAGCTATAGTTTCTATATCAAGTCTATCAT